TAAAATCATTTCATCGTATTGGGCTATCCACTCAAGCCGTTGTTGTTTTGCAATCTCTTGTTGATACCGTGCCATCAGTTCTTTAACGCGGACTAAATCTTGTGAAAAGTCCTCCCAGTCCACTTGTTCGGGTGTCTTGTGCTTATCTGCGGCATAAGGCTTTACGAACTTTGTAGCCTTGTGCTGCTCTGCTTTTGGTGCTGATTCTATTATTTCCTTGTAGTATTCTTCAACGGCATCATCGATTAACTGCCTAATCGGATTTTTCTTTATCTTACGTGGCTTTTGATCCTGGTAATAAATGCCTATTGGCGCATCGTCCCCGCCTGTTTTTGTTGATGGATTTCCTGACGTACCGAGGGCTGACAATGAGTCATTATTATTTATTACATTTACTGTGCCTGATATGCTGCCAACAATGCCATTAGCAGCAATTGAATCATTAGCATTGGCCCTTGATAATGTGCCAATTATGGTCGTTGTTCCTGATGAAACAACCGTGTCATTGGCATTCATCCTTTCCAGCGTACCAATTACCGTAGTAGTACCGCTTGCAGATGCTGAATCATTTATATTTACATAATCTAACGCCCCAGAAATATTATCCCCAACTGAGCCGCTCGCTGCGCATGTGTCGCTTGCGTTTGTGCTGGCTAACGTTCCGATTACTGTTGTTGTACCAGCTCCTGTGCTTGTGTCGTTAGCATTTGTTTTGGCTAACGACCCTACTATTGTTGTCGAGCCGCTGGATGATAGCGTGTCGTTAGCGTTGGTTGTCGCTAATGTTCCGACAATTGTTGTAAAACCAATTGACGAAACAGTATCATTTGCATTAGTTGTAGATAACGAACCACTGCTACCGCCCGCAGCAACACTAAAAATGTCATCAAAGAAAGCGCGCTGGTCGAGACGTGAGGGATTCACTGTTTCATTCCATGCCGCAAAGTTTGCTAGCTTGTCGTTGTTACCTGAAGTAATGGCAGCAAGAGCAGAAGCTACAAAAGCCTTACCCACTTCATTCTTAGGAACATTGGTTTTCCATACAATGTAAGCAGGAACTACTTCCTTGTTCATATCCTTAGCAATGAAATCTGCACTATCACTATTGTGTGGTAAACTAGCATAGGCGGGAACTGAGGCAATATAAGCCTTCAGTGCTTGATATTGTGCGGTAGTAAGCATCAAGGATTGCCCTCGGTAATAACAAAGCTAGTGACAGACACAGGTTGAGTAGCTACAATGGAAGTAGAGCTTAGGTTTAGGTCAGAGCCAGAGGTGCCTACGTTACCATCCATAACAAAAGTTGTACCATCTGATTTTACAATACGGAACCATGTAGCAGTACCTGTAGCATTTGCACTGGAGTCCTGAGTAATGGCACTGAGAGTTAGTGTAGTAGCAGCACCATCTGTGCTACCTGCAGCAGCGCCTGCAAAGGGGGCACCACACGTGAGTTCTGCTAGAAGAGTGGTAGCTGCTCCATTAGTAGCTGGACGAGAGCCATCATAAATACGAAGCAAAGCTCCATTTCCAGCATGGGTGGTGATAGCGTCCAACATAGATTGACGGACAGTAGCTTTATATGCAAGGGCCATGTGTGTATTCCTTAACTTGTTTGTAGAGTGATGGTGAAGGCACCTGACGGTGTTGCACCTGTTTTAAATGATGCCTTTACTTGGGCAGGATAACTATTGGTGGTGTCTGGGAAAGAAGTTGCTAAGGCAGCAGTATCTGTACCATCTGGTATATTAGCCACTGCAAAAGTAGTGCTACTTTCAGTAGTAGTAATATTAGCAACTCCATCTGAATTTCCGGTGTTCCAGGCAATACCTGGTTGTGGTCCTGAGGCAATGTCGGAACTCTGCAACCATAATTGACCCTCCACTTCATAAAGAGTGTTAGCAGCAGGAGTAAAGGTAAGAGCAGTGGATGTACCGGAGGTTGTTGAAACCACTTGATCGGAAGTAAGGGTTACATATGTCCAAGGATCGGGTGTAGTGAGGGCTGAATATTCTGCTGCAGTGAGGTGATAATATTCACCTGCTTGTCCACCCTGAAGTCCGGCTAGAGTATTGTGTCCCACACCTCCAATAAGATCATTGATAATCTTACGTAGTTTCTCGTACCAGTCGTTCCAATAACCAGACCCAGGGGCAACTCCTACAGGTAGAGGTGGGAGTTTGGTCGCCATTTTATACTAAATATTGCCCAGCAATATCTACCACACTTGTATTTGTAAAAGCTGTATCTGTAAGTTGAGTGGGTTGTCCAAAACCATTGGCTTCATATACTCTGATATTTTTAGTGGTGCTAATCACTGCAGCAGATTGAGTTAAAGCACCTACACCCGCCACACCAGAATTAAAACGTACAGCACATGCAATACTAGGATCAGACGAGGCAAAATAAGGAAGACCTGCTAGTTCCGCATTTCCTGTAGAAGACCCTTTAGCACTAAGAGTAAAACTTAGATTAAAAAGTACTCTATTTCCGATTCGAGTAAACTTACCAACCTGTTCAGAATATGTTAAACCTACTACTGCTCCACCAAAAGCTAGAGTAGGGGTAAAAGAACCCTCCTCATACCAATCTAATGTTGTAGCATTAGAGCTTGCAGTATTTTTTAATTTGAGTGAATCAGAATATAAGGCAGATTTTACAGCACTACCATAGAAAGCATATTGAGCTAGTTTAGAGGCAGTGGCATCTGAGTAGTCATCACCGTTAATTACATTGTAAATAGTATGGGCGGTAGTAGCATTGTTTACTTGGATATTATTAGCAATAACTAATGTGGTAGTAGCACTGCTATCAATATATACACCATAAAGGGCATTTCCATTATAATGTTCCACATCATTGATATGAACCCGAGAGGAACCGGAACTCCCGGAATCTGACACTAAAATACCTGTTTCTATTCTTTCACTATGTAAATGTGTGATTTCAGCATTACATCCATTCACCCGAACTGCTGCGCTACCTGCTCCTGCATCGTTATTAATGTCGTATACAATAGTATCTCGAATAACATTTGATTGTTCTAGATTATCAAAATCAATTGCATAATAAGGACCACCTGGTCCTCCCGAACCTTCGGTCCAAAATTCACAATGCTCAATGTAGGTTTCAGTAGGAGATGCAGGAGAAGTTAGACCAGTTTCTCTATAAAACCTAACAGGTCGATATGTTCCCCGAATAAATACATCTACCAGTCCAGCACCCTCTGCAGTGTGGTCTGCAGCAACTCCAATTAAATCAGCACGGTAATTACAATTAATTGCTAGACTTTCAATACGAGAACCATACCCAAACTCATTTACTCCAAGTTGCCCTAAAGTAATTACATTGCTGTTTGAGGGAAAACCACCATTACTTACAAGAAATACAGAACCTTTTCGAGATTCTCCAATAAGTTTTACGCCTCTTTTTAGAGTAATTGTATTGGTAATAAGGTAAGTACCATGAGGCACAAAAACAGTACCTCCAAAACCATTGTAACCTGTAATACCATCTTCAACTGTATAGGCTGCTACTGCGTCAATAGCTGCCTGGATGGCAGCGGTATCATCTGTGGTACTATCCCCTACTGCACCATATTGTTTGATACTAACATATTCATCAAAAACATGCTCATCAACAGCATTAAGCCATTCCTTAGTGACAACAGTACCAGCAGCAAAAGTAGTAGATTGGGTCATGAGAGTCCTTTATTAATATCTACTTCAATGTCTTGTATCCTAAAAGGATAGTTGTCTGAGTAGGTGAATTTAAATATACGTTGTCTAAACCAACCTAGTTGTCTAATACATACAAGGTCTTGTTTAAGGTTTGTAGTAATTGCTGTGTTATAGGTAATATAGTCATCATCACTCCACTGCACAGATAGGTTTGTATTTGCTGAAGGACGGTCTCCAATGATGGAGAGACGAGACATTGTTTTTCTATTTACAGTGCCAAAGTCATTTGCCTCTGTGACAATGAGACATGTATAGTTTACAGCAGAGTCTTGGAAGAGTGTCTCATCAAACCTATAAATAGCACTATCAGTTCCTAGAGAGAAATAAGTGCGAGTAGAGCTAGTATTAAATAGGTTGGTTGAAGTGTAAATATCAAAGATGGTTTGTGCTTGATATGCAAACCTAGTAACTAAACCACTTTCAACATCAATAGCCCAGCTTTTGTTAGAACCAGCATTAATGACATAGAACACATGCCCCTGAATAGCCACAATAGCACCCTTCCAGGAAGACACTGTAGAGGTCACAGACGAGAGATAACGAGAGATGGAGGGGGTACCTATGCTCTCTAGTTTGAAGTCCTTCAGAACGAACACATCAGGCTGCCCATTGGCATCTGCGCCAATGTAATAGATGGCATTACCATGTTGAGCAAAACCAGCCAAATAGGTGTTAATCTTAATGGGAGTATCATTACGCTGCATTGGGCTATCAGGAGCAGCGTTAGCAGCATCCCAATAATACTCAATGGAAGAAGAACCAAACGCAATAAGGTAATTGTTAATCTTAGCTAGTCGAATAACTTGATCTGGTTCTTGCTCAGGAGCAATGATGGCGTCTACAGTAAAAGATAAAGGATTGTTATTAACACTATTGTAAATAATAGAACTGTCATCTTCAACTAGAAATAAATAACCATCTAAGAACACCACATTAGGATCATGAGCAGGAATATCAGCATCTGCAGAAGTAACCACTGTATTTGCATCGTCAATGGTGACAATCCCACTGGTAGCACTTCCGTCAGAAGCAACCATCTTGACACTACCATCATCATACAAAAACTCTGTGAAACCCACTGAACCCGTGGAGGTAGCAAATACGTTAGTTAATGTTGTGCTGAGAGAGGTGTCAAAGTCGTATACATAAACATTACGTCCAACACAATAGAACAATTTATTCTTATCTGTTGCAAAATGCATACCACGAATAGCGGTAGCACCTACAGAAGCAATTGCTTGTGAGGTACCAGCCCTCTTCATGATAAATCTACGCTGGTCTCCTGCCTTAGTTTGACGTACAATTTCTGTAAAGACATTCAGGTAATCTTCATCCTTTCCAGAGGTACCTCCATCCCGTAAAGCAATCTCACGAAATAGAGATACTCTTTCAGAAGAATATGTATCTTGTGTAGGAGCTTTTGTATAAGCCACCTTACATTCTCCGTTCTGGCTGCAGGAAGAAACTGGCGTCTTCCTGTCCAGTCATTGTAGCCATTTCAATGTAGTCCTTAGCTTCACTACGCAAAGCAGTTCTGTCGGGTAGAGGAATGCCCCATTCAGGGGCAAGGAGGACAGCAGTGGTGTAGATGAGAGGAAGGAGCCATTCTTCAGGAAAATCAGCCGTTTCCGTTCCAGCAGTAAAATATTGGAAGGGTCGTTGATACACCAAGGTCACTGTCGCAGTGTTCGTAGAAGAAGGAGTAGGCCAAATAGAAACAGTGCCGTAATTAATAAAAGGCTGATAGTTAACCTTAAGAGGACTTCCACCAGAAGTAGTAGGTAGAATGTTATAGTCCTGACGAGCAATGAGTTCCATAGGAATTTTAGCATTACTCTCTGTCCTAAATGCTTGTAGGAGTTTAACAGGAAACACTGTATCTAAAGTCATTCCAGTACCAATTGTGTATACATTGGTAGTAGGAGTGAAGGTATATTCAGAACGTGCCCATAGAGGCATCCCTAAGGCCCTCAGTTGACCTATTGCTGCATTTAGGGCTATCTGTCCATCTGCTAGGTTTGCAGCACTGGGAGCTTGTCCTTCAGCAATGACACCTAGTTTACGAAGAGAAGCTGTAAGTAGTTGGTCACGAGTAAGCTGGTTTGTGTAGGAGTTAGATGTAGTCATTGGGGTACTCCATGTCCATTACTAAATAAATCAAATAGGGTTAGATAAGGATATGTATTATTATCAGCTTGCATACAATCAGCAGTACCTAAATCAGCATAGCCACTACTAGTTACAATATCACATCGAGCACCTTCTACAAAAGTGTCTGTACCATCCTTACTTACTATGTCAGGAAAGGCTTTCTCACCATGTACTTTGATAAGAGTTTGTTCGTGGCGAGGTTCCCAATCTTTCTTACATACAAGAAGTCCGGTCCATTCCTTACGAATTTCTGTGGAGGGAAACCACATGCCACATCTATGACAACTGAATTTATGCCCTTTCCCGGGCCAACCAATGCGTTTCATAGCTTATCTTGTTTCTGACTTAAGGTACTTTTAATCTCAGCTAGAGCTTCCATAATGGGTTTCATTGCGTCTTGTAGCCTATCATATCGAACATAATCAGCACTAAGTTTTACTTCTAGTTTATTTAAGTCTTCTTTAAGTTTAATGACAGCATCCCACAAAGATCGGCTAAACCAACCAAGGGCTCCTGTCGAGATTCCTAGTAAAATCATGAAAGCTTGCTCTAGATTCATCGACTACCTCTTACAGCTATAGCCTCATATGCACCAATAGAAGGTGGATTATTTCTATAAATAGTTTGAGCATCAAATCCCCAAGCACTAAATAAACCAGCATTAATTAGAGGAGAGTTTGTTCTAGGTAAGTAATTAGCTCCTAATATAGGATTAGTTGTAACAGCATTACTTTCAGCAAAAGCCCCAGCAGAACCAGTTCTTGGAGTAGTAACATTCCAATATGCATTGTTTCCAACTGTGGGATTAACTCCTTCCACATTAGATTGGATAGCAGTAGGTGTATTAACAAACAAATTGTTTTGTACTTTTGCAGCAGAAGTAGCACCAGCACCCATAACAACTGCTTTGCTTGTACTACTTAGGGGATTAATAGCATAAAAAGTGTTGTTAACAACACGACCATCTGCAAGTATAGACATTGTTTGTGAGGAACAATTACCAATAATAAACAAATTGTCTGTTATTTTATCCCCTGCATAATTAATACTACAAGTAAGACCATAAGTATAAATAATGTTTCTACGAATAGTAGTAACAGGATCAGAAATAATAACTGTATGTAAAGAAGGAGGACCGTCTCTGCTACCAAAACCAATTAAAATATTATCCTCGATTAAACAAACACCAGTACCTGGAGTTGTGGTATCAATAATAATACACTGTTTGCTGTCTGTATCTGAATGGTCAATATAGTTATGGTGTATCCAGACAAAATTAGGATCACCGTTAATAAAACCTACCCCATCACCAAGGAGAGTTCTGCTACTTAATTTTGTACATTTATTATAAAAGAAACGATAATCTAAAGCAGCACCAAAAACACAATCAGCGCCAATATCTTCAAACTCTGTATAGCTACAAGAAAAAGTACTTGGTGCCTCTGCCG